CTTATTATCTCACACTGATTGCCATAAGATATGATTTTAAATTTGTTGATAAAAGTTTGTTGGATGATTATTACGAAGTGAGAAAAGAAATAGCAGGTTACCGTAAACCCAATGCTAGACTGATAGGCAATGACATTGTGTTGGACAATGCTCCCGAAAGTCTACAAAACTATTGGAACGAACATATCAAACACTTGCCAATGATACAGCAGTTGGACACATTTAAAAATTTAGGACTCAGTACCAAAGGCATCAAAGTAAAAAGTTGGTCAGGCCTAGGTGGACAGATTGCTCGTAATGAATCAGATCGTATGTGGATCAATTCACAAGAGTATACTAGGGATCAAGTGATCAGTGCTCTAACAGAACTCAATTGTTTTCCTTTGATAATGCCTGTGAGTGGCGACCCTTACACTGTGTCAGATGCCAAAGACTGGCAGGAGTGGTTGAATGTGTTTGAAAGACACGGCATTGAAAATAAAAATTTGGCATTTGGCTTTGAAATGAAACAACCAGTAAGACCAACAGAACAGGAAAATCCCATAATAGAAAAATGGACAGAACAAATGGAAGAAGACAAATTTCAAACTCTGTTTGAGTTGAGTCAACTTACCAAACAGTTTAAATATGTAGACAACGAAACCAAAATTCTTTTTGTAAGGAATAGAATACCAAAAACTTTAATCAGATCAGGAGTAAAACCAAAAGCAAGTTTGGTAGCCTTAGGCGGCGGTTATTACGCGGCCGGCACAGACAATCTAAAAAGATATCTTGATTCTTTACCTAAAACGTTGTATTATAATGATCATCAGCCTTCAAGTTATGATTGGCACGATAAAATTATAATAAAACTATGAGCAGTTGTAAACTAGTAATCAAAGACCAAGTGAATGTGAAATTTGAGAATTTGGATCTCAAGTGGCGCCAACGCCTACATCAAAAATTCAAATACCAAATTCCATATGCGTATCATTTGCCCGCAGTGAAACTGGGCAGATGGGATGGCAAGATTGCTTTCTTTGGGTTGGGTGGCACAACTTATCTATACCTAGTGGACCAAATACTGCCAATACTGGAAGACGGTGGCGTGTATGTGGAACTGGATGATCAGAGACCCAAACAAGATTTAGAATTCAAAGCAGTGGACAAAAACTATCTGAGCCATATCACGTGGCCGGACAAACATCCGTGTGCTGGACAACCAATAGAATTGCGAGACTATCAAGTGGAAACCATAAACAAGTTTATTGAGAATCCACAGTCGATACAAGAGATCGCCACTGGCGCAGGTAAGACCATTATTACAGCGGCACTGTGCCAGTTGGTCGAACCCTACGGCAGAACACTGACCATAGTGCCAAACAAAAGCCTTGTGACACAGACAGAAGAAGATTTCCTTGCCTGTAACTTGGACACAGGTGTCTACTATGGTGATCGCAAAGAAGTGGGCAGATACAACACCATCGCCACTTGGCAGAGTTTGAATGTGTTGGAGAAGCGAAGCAAGGACGAACACAGCACGGAGTTCAAAGAATTCATAGAAGGCATCAACACAGTGATAGTGGACGAGGTACATATGGCCAAAGCAGATGTGCTCAAAAGAATGCTGACTGGTCCGTTTGCTAATTGTCAGATACGTTGGGGACTCACAGGCACAGTGCCCAAAGCAGAGTACGAATATATGGGTATCAAAGTTTCGTTGGGCGAAGTCACAAACAAAATACCTGCCAAAGAATTACAAGACAAAGGCGTGTTGGCCAACTGCAATGTGAATGTGTTGCAGACCAACGACATACTGGAATTTAGGAGTTATGCTGAAGAACTCAAATGGCTGACCACAGATCCCAAACGTATGAGTTGGGTGGCACAGACCATAAAGGACATTGCCACATCAGGCAACACACTGATACTAGTTGATAGGATCAGTGCAGGAGAAATACTGGAAAAGAAAATCAAAGACAGTGTGTTCATAAGAGGTGCAACCAAGAACACAGAAAGGAAAGAACACTATGATGAGGTATCTACTGCTCAAACTAAAGTTATTATCGCCACATATGGAGTGGCCGCTGTGGGTATTAATATTCCTCGTATTTTCAATTTGGTTCTTATAGAGCCAGGCAAATCATTTGTGCGTGTGATACAGAGTATTGGTAGAGGCATACGTAAGGCAGAAGACAAGGATTCAGTCAGCATCTGGGACATCACCAGTGCCTGTAAATTTGCCAGAAGACATCTCACACAAAGAAAAAAGTTTTACAAAGAGGCAAATTATCCGTATAATATAGAAAAGATAGACACAGATTTATATGAAAATATTGACACTTGATGACAGAACCTACACACTGGAAAAGATTCCAGAGTGGGTGGATGAGAAACTGAGATTTGCAGTGCTGGATAATTCAGATCCTGCCAATCCAGATTTCTTCTACATACCCCTGATCTTCTTGGAAAGTTTCAACGCACCAGCGGCCGTGTTGGAGATTGGTCAACACAAAATCAAAATGCCACTGGATTGGAAGATGCTGATAGGAGAACAAGGACAACCAGAAATGCACGTGCTACCAATCACAAGTTTGAACGACAGAGGCTTTGATGCTTTCACATTCAATCCACTCAGCAGTAGCAAACCTGACTTCTTGCCCATAGATGTTGTGGACATATACACAGAAGTCAAATGGTATTTTCCCAAAATCAAAACAGGACAGATGTTGGCAGTGCCATTACAGGACGGACCAAAGCCAATGTGTGCTTACTTTGTCAAAGACATTTCAAGACAGTGTGAACAAGTGGATTATGGATCAGTATGGTAGAAAAGAAAAGAAAATTTTTTGAATTACGTAATGGACTGAAAGCAGTAGATTTCAGAAACAAAGACTACTACGACAGAATTGATGAGCACGAAAGAAGTTTGTACTCACCTTATATGTTGATGAGATATGCGGCCAGTGTGTCCAGCAAGGACAAGTTCTTTGTGGAACACTATGTGGAAATGGTCAATGAGTGTGTGAACAAACATCTATTTACATTATCAAGTAAACACAAAAAACTGTGTTGGATATTGACTGCCATGTGTGGAGCATTACAACAGCAATTTCATCCATGGATCAAACCAATGAAACGTGTGCCAAACAAAAGTTTAAAACAATTACAACAACTGTATCCAAACATGAAAGAGTCAGATCTTGAAACACTGGACGCAGTGATCACTGACAAGGAACTAGAAGAACTTTTAGAATCACATGGACAGCAATCTAAATAAGTGTACCTACTGCGATAAAACATTCACACGTGAACGCACACTACAAGTTCATATGTGTGAACCCAAACGCAGACACCTACAAAAAAATGAGAAGTGGGTGCAGAATGCGTTTATGGTATTTCAACGATTTTATCAAATACATCAACACGGTCAAAAAGAAAAAACATATGACGACTTTTGTAGAAGTGCGTATTACAATGCATTTGTGAAGTTTGGACGTTTCATGATGCATATCAATCCCTTGTATCCAGAAAAGTATATTGACTATGTGATACTGTCAAAAATCAAATTGGATCACTGGGCCAGAGATGATTTGTATGAAGCATACCTAATTGAAACACTGAAAGCAGAACCTGTGGAGTCAGCACTGCAAAGAAGCATAGCCACAATGATGGATTGGTCCGCAGAACAAAATGCACAATGGGCCGACTACTTTAGATTGGTCAACACCAACAGAGCAGTGCAACACATACAACAAGGAAAAATATCACCATGGCTGTTGCTTGGTTGCAAAGCAGGAAAAAATTTGTTACAATCATTAAACGACGAACAACTACAAATGGTTGCCAGATTTATTGCTCCAGAATTTTGGACACAGAGAATAAAAAGTTCGCCAGCAGATCAATTGTTTGTACAAGAGACAGCCAAGGAGGCCAAAATTGAGTAGAGTCAAAATAGAGCAAGGTGACGAGTTTGATATAGAATTTCAAGACGGTGATGCTATTGTGGTTGTCACACAGGAAGGAAACATAAGAAAACTTTATATGCCACAGATGGGCACAGAATATTTTAACAGTGAAGGTTATAAAAAATTATTGGATTGTATAGACGTTGTACAACCCGGAGCAAAGGATGAATTTATCAAGTTTCATGAAAAAGAACGCAAAGGAAGAATACACTAATGCCTGATGTGGACATAGACTTTTTTGACAGAGACGGTGTACTCAAACTTTTTAAACACACACCTGCCACAATTGAAAAAGATGACAAAGTTGAAAAACACAAAACGGGTGTTTACTTCCACGCAGTGCCAGAACATCCTGTCACAGGACACGCCAGTATTGATTACAAGAAAGCAGAAGACAGAGGCTATTTCAAAATTGATATGTTGAATGTAAACATATACAAGCACGTGAAATCAGAGCAGGAACTTGTGGAACTGATGATACAAGAACCAGATTGGGATATGTTGAAAGATGCCACAGTGGTAGAGCAACTGTTCCATTTGAATGGACATTTCAAAATTGTGTCGCAACTGGAACCACGCACAATAGAACAACTTGCGGCTGTGCTTGCCATTATACGTCCAGCAAAAAGACATCTGATGTACAAAGATTGGACTGACATAATGAAAGAAGTATGGGTACGTCCTTTAGACGGCAGTTACTTTTTTAAGAAATCACACGCAGTTGCATATGCTCAGGCTATTGTGG